TAGCACTTCGTAAGCTAATCTGTTAGATATGGGAAACAATTCTAAAAATTTTGGGAAAACGGCGTCCATGAAACCGTCGTCGACGATCCGCATCAGTTCCACATGTTGGTTGGAGTCATGCGCTGAGCCGTCCCAAGATGTCCGTACCCAGTCGTCTACCACTTTGTCAGAAAAGAAATCGTTTATTTTGTCGGCTAATTTCTTAGAGTTCATAGCGTGAATAAATTCTTTGTACCAATGTTTTGCTACGGCGATAAAGTATTGTTGGCACCACGCTACGAACATCATCCGATCTTCTGGATCCCAAATCAGTCTAGCTCTTGCACTAAAAACGTCTGGATTGGTCGAATAGTTAAATTCTCCGCTCTTCACCATGGCAGTGAAATTGGGGTGACCGTAACCTAAGAAGTGTCCGACGTTCATGACCATGGTAATGTAGTCTTCGTACCGTTTTTTCTTATTTTCGGGCCACGCTTTTTTATCAGCACACCAATCTTTTGGGGTTTGGACGGTGAAGTCTGGAAAACCGAACAACTCTTTTCTTATAGTGATATCGTCTTTTACGAATCGGCTGAAGTCTGACACTGTTTCTGGCGCTGGAGCGTTAGTGCTGGCCAAATGTCTATTAGTTATGGCGCATATGAGAGTTGTGGCATGCTTGTGGTCGAACGTATAGGGTTCTACTATTTTGCACACGTTGTTTACGGGTGTATATAACTCCGCGCCGCTAAGGGGATAATCTTTTTGTATATATTCTCTATGTTGGCCCAAGTGAGTTAAGTCGAAGGTGTTAAGAATTTCTACAGGGTCGGTTAGTTTAACCCCTTGAGGAGTGGCGAAATGATGGAATGCGCGGCTCCACTCAGTGTTGATTTCGGAAACGCCGCACTGTACTAAGTAGCCGCCTACGTCGCCAGATTCTATGTAATATTTCGGGTCTACAACGAAGTCGACAAATTGTACCTCTTCATCATATTGAGGCTGTATATTTTCACGTTCATCACTATTCTGTTCACCAGATTCGGAATTAGACGGAACTGATTGAACAGAGTCTTCGCTTTCCTCTTCGAGCATATATAGCTCGTACTCCATAGCCTGCTTTCTAGTCAACCCATCCGTCCAGTCTCGGGTGTGAGTCGATGCGGTAGGATAAAGTTCAGCAGGGATGACTTTACTAGAATCAGGTTCGTCTTGCTCCGGCAAGGCGCTGTTGTTCAATGATGCGCGCGAATTGTTCTGAATGTCTCTGACGTCATCTGTTTCTCGTGTGCGTCTTATTGCAGCCGGAACAGCGTCGGACTCATTGTAATCAAATTCGAATTCATCTCTGGCGAGTTGCTTTTGCGCTTGTTTTTCATTTTCAATGAGCTTGGCATTGCGTTCGTAGAGAGCTGTTGCCTCTGCATCTAACTGCTTCAAGCTCTTTTTTATTGCTTCATTTAAACCGTTGTCCGGGTGGGATTGCGTGGTCGCTGTCATGTATACGGAACATGATCCGATCGGAAATCTACGTAGAGCGTCTTTGAGGGGAACATCGAACGCGAATGGATGCATCTCCACTCGACTATAAATGAATTCGTCGGTTTTGCCTCCTCTTAAGAATGCCTTGCGGTTGTGTAGTGTCCAATTGTCTGCTATACGTAAGAGCTTCTCGCTATTATCCACATGCATGGGCCCATGGTGTCGGTGTGTGTCTGCTACCAATTGGATTCTGGTGTCAGTAAACCAACTCACTATATACTCTTTGAATGCTCGCCATTTCATTCCGTAATAGCTGAGGACGATTTTTCGCATACTTTTCCTGTAACGACCTATGAGGCATAACCAACCGATTTCTTCAGGATAATCGTGTGCCAACTTCAACAATGTAGCCCTAGAAGATGACGTACAACAGCTGTCTCCACCACATTCGAGGCACTTGTAAAATTTCTCCTCTAATAAAAATGGGAGCCATTGAATATATTGACTCCACGATAGATTGGAGGCCATATCTATAGGCCTCGAATGTGTAGTTGGAGGTTTGATTTTTTGTGCTTCGTTATTGATAATCAATTTTTCTATCGCATCAAGATTAAAAATGGTATTGTGCGATTTGGGTGCACCTTTAGCTATAACGTACAGTGCTGTGTCGCTTGGTTTCGACATTGTGCTTCTGAATTGCAACAATCTTTTCGCCAAATCGAAGTTGACCGCCATATTTATTGAGCGGATTTGGTTGGGCAGCTCCAAAACATGTTGAGGCTTCCAAATGCACAAAGTTTCACACAAGCCTATTTGCCACCTATTGCAAATCGAATTTAAACTGGAAAAATCGTAACTTTTGTGAGTATACACGTTGCCATTACCTTCCATAAAGACTTTGAGCTTGTCATCAAGAAATTCAACGGAACCTTCGCAGAATGCCATTTCACTCACGCCGCCCAAAATGTGGTACTGGTTGACGTTTGCGACCACTTCCACTGGCACGTGGAGAAGCTCTGGCATATAGTATAGTACATCAAATGCGAGGCAAACCACAAAGCCTGTCATCGCTTGATACTCTGTCCACACTGTATTGAAGTCTGCGGTCCTCACTGGCAACGCAGAAATTTCTAGGTGAGCCAATCGATTGTAGCGAGCTTCGTTTTCTATGTTGTAAATAGCATCGTAGGCTGCGGTTTCCATACGAATGGGCTGATAAATGATCAAATGAGTTTTCCCTAATGCAACGGCGATGGAATTGACCCAATTTGCATTTCTGGCATATTTTGCGCCTATATCGACTAGCACCACTCTTTTATCGACACTCTTGATAAGTCGGTATAACATAGTGGCTTGTGCCACATCCGCAGAGTATCTGGCGTTGGGGTGCTGACTAACGCTTCTTTTTCCCACCTTCTTCGCCTGGCTCTTGGCATGAGTTAGATCTAATAATGGAAAAACTGTCGACATTTTGTCTATCATTTCAGGAGCAAGAGCGCCTTTGACGGGTACGGATCTAATACCATTTTGATCTACGTGGAACGCATTTCTGAGATTTTCGTTTTCTCTGACTATGGCATCTTGTAAAATGTTAATCTTGGGCGCGTCCAGTATCATTCCGACCTCCCCCTCCTCCGGATTGTATTCGCAATCTGCGCATTCACGATCTCGCTCTTTAATCTCTCCAGCTCTACTTTCGCCAGGTTGCAAAGGCCCAATATTTTTGAACTGAGCCGTTATTTCTTCGTTTTTGGTGCCCTTAGGAATCCGTTCGATTACGACGACTTTAGGCTCCCAGAAAGAGTCACACAAGCGTCCAGTGACGTGTTTTGCTTCCGACAATATAGTTTTAGCTGGAACATGATTAAGCGCCGTTATTCTGTATTCTATCAATGAGAATAAGTCTTGTATATGCTTGGACAGGGTTTTGCGTCTTCTAAAGTCCAAGCCTCTCAAAATTGTGATTCCTGCTTCGTATTCATCTGCTTTAAGGTCCTTCTTTGCGACTGGCGCATATTTAGTTTTCAAGAAATTCGCTATTTTGGCACTGAACATATTTTTGATCTGAGCGAGTGGCATGTCGGGGTGAGGCTTGGTCCATACTTCCTCAATCCAGCTGGGTTTCACTTCTTTAACTTTGGAATAATACTCCTCGAGGAAGACCGCTTCAGCTTCTGCCTTGGCATGTTGTTTTAATTGGGTGCTCGTAAGAGGGACGTCGCTAGTAAACTTGCCTTTTTTGGGTTTAGGTGCTGAAGGCAATGGAATCAGCACTGGCTTGCTTTTAGCCAATTGGGTCTGCGGGGGATTGCGGCTAGTGGTTGTTTGGTTATAAGCCGTAACTGAGTCCAAGTTGCCCTCGTAAACTAGGCCGTTGGTAAACGGATTAATATTGTGGTCACGATCTATGAACCTTCTTTTAAGCAGGAGTCCGCAATGTGCTCCGGTACTGGTTGAATAGACCAGAACATAGGCTAGTTTGTCTGAGACATTTACAACTCCCGTTCTAGTATCCGCGTACCCAACATTGTATCTGTCACACAAGGCGCATACGCTAACCGCATCCATGTATGGCATAGTTGCCACACCGTCTATGGCGCTATAAAGATCAAATACCATAGATTCAAAACTCATGGACGCTAGCAGCGCGTACAAATAACAACCAAGATTAGGGGCATTGAAGAAATAGAAATCATCATTCAATTTGGGTAAGTCCAAATCAATAACAATCGGATTACCTAAATCGTCAATCTTTTCCAGTCTCTGGATGTTGTATGACTTCAACGCGACTCTGATTGTGCTCATCCATGTTTCGTGGTCAGTTCGGCCTGTCACCAATTCTCCCATCATGGACGTAGGCATTGCCGTTAATTGAGCGGGGGGTGCATCACTAATCTTGGATACCGAACTCAACTGAGAATGCCCATAAGTGAGTTTTAGATTCAGACCCGTAAGTTGCCGAGGAAACTCTTTTATTCTATGCTCGACGACCAACCGGGTTGTGGTCTGTGATTTTTCGCTATGAAGTTGTT